ATTTTTCCAAATTGGCAAAACATACCCCGCCCAATTGCCTGAAGTCATATGAATGAAATAGGGGTAATGCTCATCAACTGACCAACCCGGCGATCCGGTGACTTGCACATCATTTGCCATTTCATAACCAAAATAGGGATCACCGATTGGTGTGACGGTGTTGACCGTAAACGGGCCAGCAATCACCGGGTATGTTTCACCGCTTGCGTCAATGTTGATCCGCCCGTCACCATAGAATTCAAAACGCGGATCGGTTGGAAAGTAAGAATAAGATCCCGCTTTAGGTCTGATCTTGACTTCATTTTCAATGACCGGCGGCAATAAATTCAAACACGCAAATGACTTGAAAGGAAAAGCCGCGGATCCGTCACCGCTTTCGTCAGAACCTGAAACCGGGTCAATGTACCATTCAAGATCCGCGGTTGTTTTTTCAGCGGGCAAGGTTGTCAGTTCAGGCTTTTTTTTTACTTGAAGCGCAACGCCCGTGACGTCATAGTCAGCGCCGCCTTGAATGAACCTATAAGTGACCTTTATTTGGTCACAATCGGTTAAACTTTCATTATCATTCACCCTGACGGTCAGAACACCGTCAGTGACGGTGCCAAGATTCTTTGTGATTGCTGAAATAACACCGAAACCATTGATCGTTGGAAGCAAAATAACTTGTGAACCCGCTGGCATAGTTCCAACAACCGCGATCCTGATGACAATTTCATCAGCCGCACCAACACCGGCGCCCTTGCCGCCGGTTTCAGTGTTTATTTTTGAATCAACTTCAGTGAAACTTGCGCCCGCGGGAACGGTCAAGGTTGAATCAAGTTCAGCCAAGCCAAAACGGTTGTCACTGACTCTTACATTTCTTGACATTTCAAAAACCTTTCTTCTAAAAAATGTTTTCAGCGCTTATTTCAACATTCCAATTCTTTGCAACCGTGTGTTGTGCGCTTGTAATAACATATTTGCCCGTCAATTCATTCAATTCATTCATTTGCCATATACCGCCCGCAATGGCTTTGTCAGTCCCGTCAGTTTCAAAGGTTATCAGGGCTTGCCTTTGACCGTCAACGGCCATTGCAAGGGCACGCGCGGCGGTTGCGTCAGCAATCTGTTCAATCAATGACTTGATTGTCTGACTTTCAGTGATCAAAACTGAATTTTTGCCTTTTTTATCACTGGTTGTCTTGCCGGTGCGCGGGTTGTAATAGCTGACCTGATATTCTTCAAAGTTGTGTTCATTAATATCATACCTGAAATTTCTGATTGAATCTTCAGACGGGTTGACGATCTTCAAAACCGGATCCAATTTGAACGCCATTTTGTTCACAAAGATGACCCGATCATCATACAGCTTTAAAAAGCAACCAAATAGTTCAGCATATTGCCGCAAAACGTCAGCAAGCATTTGATTTTGAATCACAATGTTCTTTAGTTCAATATCCCAAGGCAACTGAAAGGCTTGGTTGAAACGATATTCAAGGCCAAGACCGGCTTTTTTCAAAACATCTTCAAGAAGAACTTTCAATTTCACTTTCTTTTTACTGTACGCAATAAAGGTGCGCATACCGGGCCGTTTTGCTGGTTGTGAATTTGTACCAATGTTCAATTCATGCCCGCCTGAATCACCGCCTGAAGCGATCCGCCCGTCATAGGTGTCAACAAAAAGCTTGCCGGTTTTCAAAGTGCCGCCGTCAGGCGTTGTAAATTCTGCTTCAACTTCAGCGCCGTCAGGAAAATACTTTCTTGAATCAAGTGTTGAATCATTCAATGAAACATCAAGTGTGTCAGATACTAAACCCATATTATCACGGTACTTGACCACGTTGGCACCGTTGCCAAAAACAAAATCAGATACATCAGAACCGTTGACGGTCATTTTGTAGCTTCCAATAGTCATCACCGCCGCCAAGAAGCCGCGCCAATTGAACTTAGTTCAGTTTCACTATCAACGGGCTTTTGAATGATCGCGCCTTTGGGCACATAAAGACGCGCTTTTATTTCAGCCGGGATCAAAGTGTTGAAGTCTTTGACATCTTGCACCCGGTCAAAAGAACCATAAAAATCAAACGCGATCTGACTCCAAGTCCTATCAGCTTCAAGCCGCAAAGATTCTGACCCGGCTATGATGTACGGGTCAATATTTGCCGGGCTTTTTCCTTTCAATTTTATTTCAACATCTTGAACACTCATTTCACCATAGTGTTCATCATATCCAAGCGGCGTGTAATAAACCGGGAACCGGATCCGTGAATTTCCGAAAGTATAAACAGACAAACCAGTAATTGAACGCGCGGTGATTAGGTCAACACCGTCTGACCAAAGTGACATACAAGAATCATTAATGGTTGTGACTTTAGCCAATGAACCGTCAGACCGGTCAACACTCCAAGTTGTGAAAGCTGAATTTTGCGCCAATAACACATAGGCACCGTCAAAAAATGCTTGTTCAACGTCAACCGCTGAACCAATTGAAACGGTGTCTTCAAGGGTTAATGTGTCAGAATCAATATCATATGAAAGTGAGTGCAAGTCATCTGCTTTGTCTTCAACAACATAAATGAAGTCGTCATCACCCGTGATATGTTCAGGTGCGTTTGAAAAAGAATGATGATCGCCAACCGTCAACCGGCCCGCCGCGTCAAGCTTATAGGCTTGAACTCTTTTGTCATCAGGAAAAATTGTCAAACTAATTACAAAAACAACGTCTTTTCTTGCGAAAACTTCGATCCCGCCGGGGTGTGCTTTTTGATCCGTCACCGTTGCTTGACCATTGTGATCAACTTTTAAAACGGTCAAATTCTGATTGTCACACATCACAACAAATTCACCATTGTGATCTATTCCGTTTGGCCCCGTGATCCCCGCCATAACAACACTTTTTAAAATTGCGTTCCCAAACGGATCGATCTTCACAATATAAAGCCCGTTGGTGCTATGCGGGATATATAAAAACCGCCCGTCATGAATCATTTGGCCGTTGCCGATCAAACCTGAACGCGTTGAAACGTGTGACATTGCTTTTGCTGAATCCATCGTATAAACGCGCAAACCTTTTGTATTGCTGTTATCAAAAATATATTGCCCGTGTTTGACAACAAACAAAGAAGAACCTGAAGGCGGCGGCGTTGTATTCACAAGGGTCACTGAAGCGGTTGACAACCTTTGAAGCGTTGGCCGTTTTGAAATGAAATGATTATTGACACCCCAATCACCAACCGGCAACATTCCCGCGCCTGAATAATTTGCAAGATGAACCCAAACGGGATCGGACTGAACACCGGCGGGCAATTCACCAAAATCAACACTTCTTGGATAAACAGAAAAGTCAACCATTATTCAATCCATTCTGAAAGACTGATCCTGATTTCAGCGGTGAAAAGTTCACCGTCTTTCTTGTGCTTTTCACTGATGTCAAGTTCATCAAGTGTATACATGCCAATAAAATTTGAACCTTCAGTGAATTCAAGCGGCGCTTGGGTTTCAAGTGCCGTGTTCAAGATGTCAATGAAATCTAAAACATCAGTATAGAAACGCAAATCTTCTTGTTCTTCACCAAGGGCTGAACCAACCAACGGGCCAGCGCCCGCGGCAAGCGCAAGCGCTTCAAGCGCGTTGATGTCTATCGTTTTCAAAACCAAGGCTGACACTTTACAAGAAAAAGAAACCGTTGACAGTTCAAGCCCGGCGGGATCCTTCAGCGGTTTTTGACCTTTCAAGGATCCGTCAGGCGCGCGGGAAATGATCCGCGGTCTTTGGTTCCAACGTGCCCGGCGTGAATGACGGATCGTGCCGTATTCAGGTGACGTCAAGAATTCAAAAACAACGTCACCAAGCGATCCAAAAACCATTGATTCAGCCATTATTTGCCACCTATGTTTTCACGGTTTTTTTGTTTCTTTTCTTTTTCCATTGACTTTGCAGTTTCCTTTGCAATATGTTCAGCCAAACCTTGCGGGTCAAGCGTTCCAATGTCACCGCCAAAACCACTCAGATCAATATGATTAGTGATCCCGCCAACATTAAAGTCACCCGCGCCGCCGCCTTTGCCGCCTTTTTGCGCTTCAAGTTCTTGCCGTCTTTCCATTATGCGGCGGGTGTCATTTAAGTTTTCTTCCATTGCTTTTCTTGTGTCTTCAAGATCCTTTTTTTGTTCTTCAACATTGGCTTTGAAACCAAATGAAAAATCTTTGCCGGTCAGTTTTTCTATCTTGGCAAAGAACGGATCAAGCTTGCGTGAAATAGCTTCAAGTGATTCAAAGATCCATAGCTGGATCTGGTTGAAAACTTCACGGATTGAAAGACCCAAATATTGAAAAGCCAAACCAACTTCATCAGACTTTGTTGCAATTGTATAACCCCAATAGATAAACGCCGCCGCCGCAATTGCAAGGCCAACAACTAACAACATGATCGGGTTGGCAATGACCGCGGCGTTCAGTGACCACATTGCCGTGGTTACTCCTCGAATAATATTGACGACACCCATTGCCATTTTTAGAGCACCAAAAGCAACGGTCAGGCCAGCAACAACCAAGGTTGCAACCGCCAAACCTGAAACCAATGATCGGTTTTCTTCTATCCAATCAGCAATGTCACGTACAATTGGTGTCAGTGTTTCCAATAAGTCAGCAAGGATCGGCGCGGTCACGGTTCCGAAAGTTTCCCAAGCGATCTGAGTGTCTTGGATCGCTTGCCTATATTTATGCATTGGCCCTTCACGCATTTTGTCAGCCGCCCGGCCCATTGCGCCAACATCTTCACCGGCTTTTTGTGTCGATGATTTGAACTTGTCATTTGCATCACCGGCAAGAAGTGTGACCGCTTTCAATGCTTCAATAGAACCAAACATTGAATTCATTAATTCTTTGCGCTTTTCTTCACTGGTTGTGCTTGCGTTGATCCTTTCAGTCAAATAGTCAAGCGTACCAGCCAACCCGCGTTGCTGAAGGGTCAATGGTGTGATTTCAGCGCCAACCGCCTTGAACGCCTTTTGTGCGTCTTTTGAAGGCTTGTTCAGCGCATTGACCGCCATTGAAATTTGTGTCATTGCTTGCGGTGTTTTCACACCGGCTGAAGTTAATGCCGCAACCGCGCCAATAAATTCTTGATACCTAACACGCGCACCGGCAACCGTCGCCGCGGCTTGACCCATTGATTGCGATAATTCGCCAACGGTTGTTTTACCTTCCTGAACACCAACAAAAGTTTGGTCAACAATTTCTTTGAATGACAAGCCTTCAAATTGCCAAGCGTTCTTGACCGTGGTGATTGCGTCAGCCGCCGCCGCCATATCAGTCTTACCACCTAAAGCCATTTGACCGGTGCTTTGAAGAAAAAGCCGCGCCGCTTCTTGCGTCTTTGGAACGCCCGCGCTGAATCCATCATAAAGCGCTTTGATCGTGCCTTGCGCGTCTTTACCAAAAGCGCGCCGGGTTTCATTCACAATAGGGCCGAAAGCGGCGGTGATTTGTGCGGCTGATTGATCCGTCAGGGTTGCAACTTCAGCCATGCCGTCTTGAAAGGTTCCCGCGGCTTTTGCGGCAAGCGCAAGCGGCGCCGCCATACCAACACCCGCCGCCATTGTCAGCGCACCGGATCTGATTTGTTGTTGACCTTTTTGAATTTGTTGTTGCGCCTTTTTCATACCAGCTTGAATACCTTTGAAGGCGCCTTTCCAACCCTTTTCAGTTCCCTTTGCGGTTTCGTTTGACACAGCTTCAACGCGCTTCAGGGCGTTTGTCAATTCGTCTTGAAGTATCAGCCGTAATGCGGCTTCAAATTGTTCATCAGCCATTGGTCAAACCTTTTTATATTCTGTTAGTTTCAACGCTTCAATTGCAATTGCGGCGGCGTTTGAAAGCGCACCGCCGCCCGCGGGCACCGTTGAAGTTGCGATCAGTTCCAACGCATCAATCAAAATCGTAACCAGTTCAACCGCGCCATATGTTGCGGTCAATTTCGCAAGTGCAATCTTGCCGTCACCGGTCAACCATGTTTCAAGTTCTTCAAGCGGGTTTTCAGTTTTGTTTTTGTGATAGATTGCCGCCGGGTCATCAGCTTGCGGTAATGGTTGATTATCTGAACCGACAACGCCCAAAACATAACCGTCACCGGTGTCATCAAAAGCGATCAAACAATCAACGTCAGTGTCAGGCAACGCTTGTGAAAGACTTGTCAGCCGGGTTGTCATAGTTTCTTCAAGCGTGCGGTCATCTTCACTGAAAATTTCTTCACCTTGACACAAAACTATTGTTGCATAGTTCCCGGTGTATTCTTTCACCTTTGCCAACCGGATCTGGTTTCTAATAGTCATTAGGAGTTGAACACCTTGCCGCCTTTATCTTCAGAATCGGTGCCGCCCGCACCATAAAAATATTCACCGGCCCAATCAGATCGCGTGATGATCCCGCCATTGCGCGCAAAATTTCCAAATTGCGCCGGGCGTGATAATGGCCCTTCAATATCACAATCATAAGTTTTTATTTCTGACCCATAATCAGCGTAACAAGCATTTTGGTTGCACGTTCCCGCAATAGTGTCACCAACCAAAACCCGGCTTTGTGTATTAACAAAAAGCCCGTTACCGTAATATTGCGATCCGCCGGTGCCAGTTGGCGCCAACCAATACATATAAAAAAGCCGCACGTCACGGCAACCACTGACAAGAACACACGCTTGACCTTGATCGTTGTCGATTGCTATTGAGGTTATCAGAACCGGTATCTGACACCGCTTGATGTCAATGCCGTTGTCATCATTGTCAATGATTGTGTCTTGTGTTGTGCCCGGTGAAATCAAAACGGTATTACCTTCAAGCATTAACCCGCCGCGCCCGTCAAGATCCAAAATTTCAAGCGGTTCAGTCATAGTGCCCGCGGGCAATTTGAGCTTGACCCAAACATTCAGCGGGCGCGGTAACATATGCAAAATGTATTGAATCAGTTTTGGTGTGTCCGTTGCTGACTCCCAAGCAACCGTGATCAAAAACGGGCTTGAAGACGTGCCCGATCCTGAACTTGACCCGTCATGAAATTCAATCTTAGAACTTTGATCAATAGTGACCGGATCGTCATGATAAAAACCAGTGTTAGCACCAAGCGGTAAACAACTTGCAAAATCTTCAAAAAGAATCTGTGAATTTTTTTCTAAATAAAAAGCTTCATTGTCAAGCTTTCCAATGTCCAAATTTCCAGAATCAAAATAGACTTGTGAATTTTGCCGCGCATACACCGCCCGGCCAACGCCCGTTGATAAACCAACAAGCGCGGTGATTGTCAAACCAAGGTCAATAAAATCAGCTTCACGGCAATAAACACCGCTTGAAAGTGTGTCACCTGAAACTTTATTTCTGATCTCCAAGTCAAGCGCGGTGACTTGCCGCACATTATCAAAAGTGACCGCACGGGTGCCGCCTGTTTTCGTATTAGACAAAACAAGCGCGCCACTAATAACAAGATTACAGGTGCAATCTATGAATTCAACAAGCGGTCTGACGGTTTCGCAATCACCTTCAATTGTTACGCCCGGCCCGGCGGTGAAGACAACCGACCCGGCGCCGTGTACACCGTAACACTGAAGCGCCGCCCGCGGTTCAGTTGCTGAATCAGGCCAAGCATATGTCCCGGCGGTCAAAGTGATCCCAAAAGTCTTATCTTTGTGAACATAGATCACGCGGTCAAGAATATTCAAAGCCGCCTGAAGTTCAGTCACATTGGTCACGGTGATTGAAACATTGTCAATGACCATAATGTCGTGAAGATGTTGAAGGTTGTTTGCTTGATACGCAAAGCATTGGGCTGAAGCTGAACCCATTGAACCAATTGCAATTGGAACAACGCCCGGATCGTCTTCACCTAAAACCGGATCGGTTGTTTCAGGGATCAGCATATTATTCAACCATGCCTGACCAAAATTCACTATTTTCAAATTGCTTGGAATCCAAGTCATTTTTTCACCTTTACGCGTTCCATATTTGCCGCACATCACCCGCGGGAACGCTTGGCGTATGTGCTATTACCTGATAAAGATCCGGGCGATATTTCTTGAACGCGTTGACAATATTGACAATTGCTTCAAGTTGTTCATCGTATCCCGGCAACGGTACAAGATCCAAAATTGTATCAAGTTCAACACTGAATAAATTGTGAAGCAAATCACCTGAATATGTAATCAAACCGTTATAGTCAAAGGTTCCATCATACAACAAACCAATATTAATATTTTCATGAATGATGACGTTTGTGAAACCAAAAGCCAAAAGCGCTTGTTCAACCGTGTATGGTGATCCCCTATATTTCATCAACCTGAAAATATGCTTCATCATTTCCCGCTTGCGTTTCAATACGGTGTCAAAAGGCGCAATTAAATTGAACCTTCCGACATATTCCCAAGCGGGAAAATTCATTTGACGGGCAATCACATCAAGTGTTGGTTCATCAAGTAAACTATCTTTAATTGCCGTCCAAATATTAACATTTTCAAGCCTTGAATTCAGACTTGTATAACTAACTGAATCAGTGTGAAAGGTTTCATTCAACATATCAATGAAACCCTTGACCGTCACGTTGTCTTGTGCCGCAATATTGTCATAGTCACGCCACAAAAAAGCCCTTTCTATGTTTTCGTATTTCATGGTGTGTATACCGTCACATTGATTGTTGGAAGGGCGCAAGACAAGTATTGACTTTCAAGCGCTTCAACAACTTTCTTTGTTGGGTCACTGTCAAATTCAATATCAGTGTCATAGATCCCGCCAATATCACGGATCATGCCGTCAAGATCCCCCCTGACCGCGTTCTTGCCCGCCTTTGAACGCAAAGAATCCCGGTAGGCGTTGACAACTTGCGTGATTGCGGTCTTGGCCGTTTCAACATTGCCCTGACGGATCTGAACGTCACACTTGCTGATTGTGAAAGTTGTTTCCTGAATCATATAAACCTTCACAATATCATTCATTGGCCGTGCTTTTGGATAGCCGGTTGAAGGGTTGAACACCTGATCAACCGCACCGCCCGCAATGACATAGGTTTCAATGACGTTTGCAACGTCTTGATCATCAGTTGAACCGGTCAGATCAACCGTTCCCGTGACCGTGTAACCCGGTTCTGAAACCAACGTCAGGCCAACACCATTTGCGCCAACGTATTCAGCAACCTTGACCGTTTTTGCTGAATCCAAGAACAAACTGAAAGTTCTGGTTGGCGATCCGGTCAAGGTCCAATACAGGCGCCCGTAGTCGGTTTCTACCAGCGGCAAAACGGTCAACGCAAGGTTTGACACTTGTGAACTTGAATCACCAATGACGTCAATTTCAAAGTCATATGGAAGAACATAGATGTGAATTTCCCAATATGGCTTGATGATACCAACGTCAAGCACCTTCACGCTTGCCGTCAATGAGTGGTAGACATACGCATCAAAAGCGCCCGCGGTTGAAGGTTTCCCAAGTACAAAAGCAAGCCGGGCTTTGTAGTGGTCATCATTTTCAGACGCGTGCCCGCCATATGTTTCACCGATATTTTCAACGGAATCAACAAGGGTGTAGATCCCGTCAGGATCTTCAAGGGTGTCAACGTCACCGATTTCAATACCATTGGCAAGGGCGCCGCTGTTTGTGAGTTCGTCAAGAAATTCATTGACCCAAACGTCAATATATGTGTCTTCAGGTGATGCAAGCCAAGTTTCATTGGTCTTAAAAGTGAAAGTTCCATTGTCATTTTTACCCGTGAAAATGGTGTTTTTGTGTATTGGGTAGAAGCTTTCAAGGGCGGCAATGAAATTGACCCGCACAAAGCACCCTGAAGGCGTTTCAGTCAGCCGCGGCACGTCATTTGATTCACCGTATGCGTCAAGCTGTTCACCGCTCATATACTCCAAGAAGTTTTGCAATGAAGCTTCACGCCATTGTGATCCCCAGTGATAGACCATATTTGAAAAAACTTGAATCATCAGGCGTTCAGCGTCTTGACGTTCAAGCGCGTACCCGGTTGAACTTTGGAATTCATCAACCGCCTTGTTGAAGATCGCCAAAAATTCAAGTTCAATTATTGTTGGTTTAGCCATTTGTAAAAACCTCACTTGAAACCGCTTCAGAATCACGCAAAAACTTTGTTTGAAATAGCTCCTTGACCGCGGTGTTGTCATTTATGTAAGAAAGGATCGCCTTTCTTAGCTTAACAACGGGATACCAGAACACGATCAACCGGATCAGTTCATTGCGTGCCTTGACCGCGGCGGTGATTTCATTGCGGTCAGTGTATTCAGTCAGCCTTGACCCTTCACGTGACATAGGAACCGAAAATTTTGGTGTGACTATTTCACGCAATATGCCTTTTTGTGTGCGCAAATAGCGTGAATAGTCGTCACCGCCTATGTTTTCAAAGGATAGTCTTTTGAACACGCCCGGTTGGTCTTGCGGCTTGTATTCTGACATTTCAAAACCTTTCTAGGGCTTGTTTTTTTCCATCAAGTCCAATAACTTTGAATACATTTTCAAAAAGTATTCAACCGGCGTTTTTATCAAGTCATTGTAAGCAACCGCGATCCCATTACTCCAAAGAAAAGCCTGAACGTCAGCCAAATGTTCTTCACTTATGTGAGATATTTGGAGAATTTCACGGTGATATGTGTAAAAAAATCTTCACCAAGCCTTTCAATTTGCGTAATGTTCCAAACTTCATCATTGAACCGGCAAAGAATTGACATCTTTGCCAACATCAGGTGTTGACCCGTTGCTGAATAGTTGTCACTATTCTTACCAAAATGAATTTTACAAATTTGTTCAGCCTTTAAACCGTCCTCAATCCTTGATTTGCGCAATAAACGCACCTTTGGGATCGGTATAGTTTCAAGGTCTTTTTCAAAATCAGGTGCAACGTCGATGTCAAAGCCCTTTTCTTTTGCTTCTTTTTCCAAAGCATTTTCCATATCACCGATCAATTCACGGGCTTTTTCAAGTTTGGATTTTTCGCGCGGTTCTTTCAGCGCTTCTTTGGTTGCTTCCATTAACTTTTGATCATTCTTTGGATCGTTACTCATGGTTTCTTGATCTCCTTTTTGGTTTACCCTCTAAATGATACCGGCAACCAGCGCAAGCAAGTCAGCCGGGCCATTGATGAATGACGCATTAACAAAATCATAGTCAATGACGTTGATTAGGTTAATGTCAATTTTCAATGACAACATTTTGAATTTCGCAGTCCCTTCACGTTTTGTGCCTTGTTGAAGATTACCGGGATCAACGTCAAAAAATTGCGCACCAATGGCGTATGTTGCCGGTAAAGGCAAATACTGACCAAGTTGCGGATTCAAGGCGCTAACCGCCATTGCAACTTTCATGTTTTGAACCTTGGTTGAATCCATCAGTTTTTGAACCAAGGCGGCGTTTTCTTGCTCGTATTTGACTTCACCGTCACCGTTGGCGTATTTCCTGAAAGGATCAGCAACTTCAATTGGCCCGCCGGTGCTCGTATTGTCAAAGGTTTCAACCGGTGACGCAACCGCCGGGATCTTCACGCTCATAATGTACGGCATAGGATCGCCGTCAAAATAAACATTTTTCTTTGAAACGTGAAAAGCTTTGATTAGTTCCAATGGACTAGGCATTTTTAAAACTCCTTTCTAACCAAAGACGGTTTCAAAGTAGGTTAGGTCAATCTGAATTTCAACGTCTGTGCGCTTTTGCGGTTCAGGCGCCAAAATTGACAAATTGAATTTCACATAAGTTGCAAGATCCGGGTTGTCTTCAGGGTTGAAGCTAAACAACCAGCCAAGAACTTTTCCTTTGCTGACTTGTTGCTTTCCTAAAGCGTTCCATTTTTCAACTAGATCCTGAACGGTGAATTTGTTGAAATTTCTATCAGTGTTTTTGACCCAAACATCACGCGTGATTGCTTTCACAAGGTAGTTCTGAAGGTCATTTTGATTTGTTGAATCAAGCCTTAGATCGGTTTGTGTGCCGTTGAAATAACTTGTCCACGTGCCCCAAAGCGTGAAGCCGCGGTCAGCCGGGTCAAGACTTGTTGTGATGATCCCTTTGTCACGCACCGCGTTTGAAGCAACCGGCCAAGGCAACTTATTTGCGGGTGTGTAGTCAGACAACACACGGTTTGAAGGTGAAACCGCGGGAAATTCATTTGCCGCAACTTCAGCCGTCTGAAGCACCAAGAACCAATCTGAAAGCAGTTGTTCAGTTCTACCGGGTGAAGAACCTTCACCAAAGAAAACCCGCCCGTGTTCACTTGTGACGTCTTTGTCATCGTAAATTTTGGTAAGGTCAGGCGATCCCGCCGCAACCGTGACATTGTAGTCAGTTTCATCAATGTCATACAAGAACCGCGTTGTGAAAGCGGTGTTTAATGACAAGGCGTTGATCTTCAGTTGTGCGCGCACCGCCGCCGGGTCAGTTCCTGAAACCGCGATCTGACTGTACTTTGGACAATGGATCCAACCGGGTAGATCGGCAAAACTTAGATCCATGATGATCGTTTGAACTTTGTCAATCCCGGCGGTGACGTTTGCCGTTGTTACCGCACCTGGGTTGCAATATTCATAGTCAACATGAACAGTGTCAGTTGGCCCAATACCGGCGCCCAAATTTGTTATTTCAACAAAGCCGGTTGTTGCGTTGCGTTCAAGCGAATAATCAACACCTTCAACATATGTGATTGTGTCAGTGACGTCTTGAATGACAAAGGTGTCAATCAAAGCCCACTTGTTAGCAACTGGCTGAACGGGCGCAAGAACGGTGAAGGTGACGTTTTCATCAACAACCGCGGTTGTGTGATTTGCTTCATCAAAGATGTTGTAAACCAACAACGGTCTGACCCCGCCTTCAAGGATCGCTTGTGCGCTTTTCGGTGTTACGAAACCCGCTGAACGTGCAAGATTGCCCGTGCCCCAAAACTCTTCAAGCCCGTATGCGGCTTTGAAGTCTTCAAGGCTTGTGACCTTGTACCATTCAAGCGGGTGCCCTTTCGTTGGATCGGTTTCTTTGTCTACCGGAAAACAACCAATCATAGCAATTATTTCAGTGTCAACTGACAAGGGCGGCTGACCCTTGGTTGGTCCGGGGTAGACATTGACACCATATTTCAAAGTCATTGTTTTGATCTCCTTTTATCATTTGGCACCAAGGCGCCGCCTGAAAAGAATAGATGACCAACAAAGTGTTGTTCGGCCAAGTATCCATTTCGTTTTTCAAATTTCGTTGAAGGTTCAAAAACCTTGTCACGTGTTGGATCCCGTTCAAGCATACAAATGAAACCTAAACCCGGCCCGTCTTTGTTTGTTTCTTCAAAATTGCCTAAATCTTGGCCTTGACCGTCATTAGCCAATTCAGCGCTTTCACCGGTGAACTTACCGCCGAAAGCAGGAACAAAAAACGGATCGGCAAACATGATCGCATTTTTTCTTGTCTGTTCAATCATAGTTGCGCGCCAAGTCTGACCAATACAATGTGATCTCCAAACCACACGCACCGGCAAGGCTTGTTGCCAACCTTCAACCGGGATCCCGCCTTTAACAAAAGTCCAATCACCTTCAGTCACGTTTTGAAAAGTGCCAGCGGGTTCAATCCAAAAATTTTCAACCTGAACAATAAAATGGTCAGGGCGAATATCAGCCGGGCTTGGTTCTACTTCAACGCGCAACCCGCCTGAAAGTTCTTTGATTTTTTCGGCCAAATACCGCGGCATATCCATTGCGTGATCCTACTTCTTTTCTTTTGGTAAAGCGTACTTTTCGCCACATTCAAAAGCTTGATAGGCGCCTTTGCCCGCCTTTTCAATTGCTTCTTTTTTCGTCTTTGCCTTCACAAGCTTTGGACGTGACTTGAAAGCGCTTTCAACGTCTTCAGGCATCATGTGAACCTTGAAGACTTTTTCAGCCTTGACCCGCTTTTCAGCGGCTTCAATTTTCTTGTCTGAAGCGGCTTTGATTTCAGCGCGCTTTTTCGCAAGGGCTTCTTTGTCTTTCTTGCGCTTCGCTTCAGCCTTTTCTTTTTCAGTCTTTTTCTTTGCTGGCATTTTAACGCATAGCCTTTCTTAAATGGATCATGACTAGATCCATGATGTATTTTCTATTAGGTAACATTAAAAAACGGCGTTGCGGTGCGTTTGGGACTCGCCCTTCTTGGTGATAGGCCATATATCCATCAGGAACACCAACCGCAACGTCATAAGACGTTGCTTTGTATGCAACCTGACGCAAGCCAACACCGGTGTCAACCAAGGTCAAGCCCTTTGCAATGCGTTTGTTCTTGAATTGCCGTCTTGACCGGCGCCGCGCCGCAAGCGTTGACTTGCGTGTTGGCGGTCTGACCCGGTTTTCAAGGAGTTTCTTTTGTGTTTCAGTCACACCGGTGCGGCCAATGTCGTCAAAGACGTCGTGAAGATCCGCACCTTTTTTCAATAGCTGATTCAAGGCATAGGGAAACGTGCCCGCTTTATTACGGTCTTGTGACCCTAAACCCTTGAATTCAACTACCGCCATTTTTACTCGTACCCTACAGTGTAGACTTTGATTTCATCAGCCGTTAAACAATACACTTCAACAACTGATGACAAAGCCGCGTCAGCCATATCACCGCCGGTTTCATCACCAAGAATGTTTTCAGGGTTGGCGTAGGCGCCAACTATTGCGGTGATCAATTCTTGAGCGTTCTTTTCTTCTGATTCTGCTTCACCTTCCATCCCGGCGGCCTTCCAAATGTAAGCAACCGACAACCGGATCAGGGCTTCAAACAACATCACATAAATGCTTGTTGTCTGTTTATCTGATCCGGTTGCCGTGAAGAACGCCGCGCGTATATCTTCAAGTTCAGTCAGATCACCGGGAATCAGATCCCCGTATGTCATTGTGATGAACGCTTCAAAGATTTCAGTTTCACCGGCATGTAGGAACCGCCCAAACAACCAAGCACGGGCGGATCCTATTGCATCATGACCCATTGATTCAGCTTTTTCTTGAAGCAAATATTGGCCGTCCTCGTAATGAAGCCGGTTTGCCAATATATAAGTCAAGATGTCACCATTGGTGATTGTCATGCCGATTTACCTTTTTTCTTCTTTTGTGTTTTCGCTTTTGATTTTTTGTCACGCTTCTTTTTTTCGTCAGCGTCTTTTTTGATTTTTTCGTTGGCTTCAGCTTCAGCCTTTGCCTTTGCTTTGTTTGCTTCACCTTCACTTGGTTCAACAACTTGCGTTTCAACGTGTTGGCAATCAGGAAACAAAGCCTTCAGGCTTTTTGTTGCTTCAGCCTTTGACGCTGATTGGACAAGATCGCTTTTGACCTTGCCTTCAACGGTGACAAACTTGCCGCGGTATGTTCCAAGCCTCATGATGATCACCCTTTAGGCAATCACGTCAAGACTGTTCACACACGCTTCAGGAATGAACATTCCAACCGGGCGGTGTTCACACATAATGTCAACATAGCCGCCGTATGGATCTTCAACCGGCAATATCATGACGTGTTTTTGACCGCCAACCGCTTTTGTGTTTTCGATCTCCAAGTTTGCCATTGTGTGCGGTGCGTTGGTTGAAATATCGATCATTCGCATTTGCTTCACGGGGATCCCGGTGCCCGCGCTTTGGTCAACCGGGCTGACCGTTGCCGCGTCAAACTTCTTGATTGCATAAGGGCCAACTTCAAGAACGTCACCGTTGCGGCGCCCGGTCACAACATTGTTTGTTTGTTTCGCATCTAAGATGTCATAGATCGCGTTCCAAACATTTGTGCGGGCGTATGTGATTGTTTGCGCTGGATCCTGAAAGTAGTTGCGCGCGGTCGGTACGTCACGCCCGCGTTCAAGCATGTGATCCAAGTGTTTGATCACGTCAGTCAGGGTTGCGCTTGCATCACTGAAAAGAACCGTTGGCGGTGCCGCCGCCGCGGTCATGGTTCCAAGCGAATAGACATAGTTGTCAGCAATTGCGTTGCCGTCAACCAAGAACGGGTAATCACAATTACCAGTTGCCAAGAAGTGCCGCGCGTACCACTCACGGTTCCAAGCAACTGTATTCTTGATATCTTCAAGTTCTTCAGCAATTGCCGCGCGTTGCTCCTTGCCAACAAGGTTTTTAATTTTCTTGAAATCTGAAGCTTCGATCCGCGTATGACATTTCATAGGCGGCACGGTGATCCCGTCAGCGGTGATTGTCTTGCCGTTCAGAACAACGCCGGGGTTTTTCTGACCAACAAAGGGAACCGCTTTGATCGTGCGTTGAATGATTTGCCTTGAAACCTTGTCACCGTCAACATTCTTTTTCTTCTTGAAAATATTGTTGATGACTTCAGTTTCAGGCGCTTTGATACTTCCAAGAACCTGAAGCAATAGTGAAGGCTTCAAGATTTTGGCCGCATCCATATTTGTTACAACATAAGTCATTTGAAGCGCTCCTTTCTAATCAACCAAGTTGATGTTTTTCGCGCGCAAGTCATCAGACAAGATTAACTTGTTAGCCGCACTTAAAGGCGCGCCGGTATAGCCAAGCGCCGCAAAGTGAACTGATGCGCGGATCGCAAATGAAAGTTCAACAACGGGCGTTGGTGTTGTATTATCTTCTTTGATCTCACTTATCACGCCAAGAATCACAAGCGCGGCGTCAGTGGGATCCCATTTTTGATGTTTGTCACTGTCATCAGACTTGCGGCAAAGAACGTCACCAACCGCCGGTGTGTATCCCGCGGTTGCCGCGTCAAGAAACACCGCAAGCGTTTCAAGCGGCGTGCCGCCAACAAACAAATCATAGTTCATTTCTAATGAACCAAGGTCATTTTTGCCATTGAAATCAGTCATGGTTCAATTCTCCTTTAGTTTGTCAGCGCGTCAATGGCTTCATTTCCTGACCATTGACTCTTCAGTTTGAAATCATCTTCAGGCGTTTCAGTCAGTTCACCGGGTTGAATCCTTGGTTTCAATTCCTTGAACACGCCGGTCAATGCGTCAAACAATTCACGGTTGACGATCCCGCCCTGGTAGTGTGCGTCATACGCATCAAGCGCGGTTGATAGCGTTGCGCGCGCGGTTTCGGTAACACCCTTTTCAGCGGCGGCGTTCAGAATCATTTCTTTCAATGATTTGAACTCGCTTGAAAGGCGTTGCACTTCAGCCGTTTTGCGCGCTTCATTGTCAGCTTTTAGCTTTTCATTGTCAGCGCGCAATTCAGCCATTTTTTGATCCTGTTCAGCTTTAAAAGCTTCAAAATCTTTAGGATCCATTTCATGACCTTTCTTTTCTTGCGGTTCACTTTTCAAGTTCACCGCGGGTTGTTCTACCTTGGCCGGTTTTGGCGCTGACTGAACCAACCAAAGCGTTTTTTTGTCTTCATTGTTTGCGCTGAAACATTCAACGGTCATTGAATGACCTGAATGTTCAACAATAGAAAAAGCCTGTGAATCAACTTCTTGCAAGTCTTTGAACGCCGCGCCAACACTACCAAGCAAGGCAAGGTGATCCATTTGCCAACCGTCTTTTTCTGTTTTGAATATTCCAACTGACCAACCGGGAAAATCACCGGCTTTGTATGCGTCATCAACTTCAGGTTTCAGATTGACGTCAGCCAATAAAAAACCGTCTTGATCTTTTCTCAAATTGTCAAACCGGCCCGCCGCCGGTTTAGAATCATCAAACCAACCCATTGCGGCAAGATGACCAACGGCAACTGGAAAGCGGGAACCTTGCCCGCTGTTATTGATGATTTCATCAATCATCTTGGCCGTGATTTTTCGTTTGTCGTCAACTTGTTTTGGGTAAAGCAATTGAAGAGTTCTTTTTGTAGACATTTTCAACACTCCTTTAAAGTGTCACCTTGCTTGAATTCCATTGAATTTGCAATTATTAAATTCTGACAACGTACTAAATAGATCTAATAGCGATCCGTGAGTCCATAATCATCATTCACAAAGGTTTGTGAACTTTCCATAATATGATCATTTGTGTCAGCGGCGGTGAATTCTGTGATTCTTTCACGGTCAAGCTTGAACCAGATCCGCATATGCATTGCGTCAGCAAAGTCAGGTGAACGGCCAAGCCCGGCTTTGACTTTTTCTTTGGGCAAAAGATAAATCTTGCCGTCTTTGTCAATGCGGTCACGCTTGATCCAACTTAATTCAGCGGCAAGTTCTTCACGGTGTGAATCATCTTCAATGTATATCTGATTTGCGTTCACCATTTTTGCCAATTCAAAAGATGTTTGGGTCTTCAAATTTGCGTAATTCTCTTTTAATGGTTCAAGACCGTCAGGCGTTTCAACTTCACGTTCAATTGGTCTTGACCCGTTGTGAAATGGGATCGCACCTTCAAGGTATGATTCAAGGTATTCACCAAGCCCGTCAGAATCAAAGATGATATTTGACCGCGGGATCTGATAGTGTTCAGCAACTTCTTTTATTTTGTTTTCAATCCCCTTGCCCGTTGCTTTTGGATAGGAGAATATTTTCTTGACCCTGAAGCCTGACCAAACAAACAAAGTGAACAGATCAGATCCAAGCATTGCAAGATCCGCGGTCAAGAACTTTTCTTCACCTTCAGGCACAAAACTATTAGACCAAAGATCCTGAATCTTGTTGAACTCCATCAAGCGCGCCGGGTCACTATCATAATCCCAATTACCAAAGAACAAGCGTTGTTTGTCAGCTTCAGGCAACCGTTGAAGCTGAAGCAAATACTTTGTATCTAACCAAGGATTATCAACCGCCAACATTGGAACAAAAGCCTGATACTTTTTCAGCGTGCCTTTCTTCCAAGGCTTGTAATAGGTTGAATAAATCCAACCCTTGTGAGGGTTGCAAGTCATCAAGATCCGCCCGCTGTAATTGAATTCTTTGTTCTTCCAACGGTTGACCCTGATTGAAAGTATATCTTTGACTTTGCGCGTGACTTCGCTTGCTTCATCGATTGCCGCCGCGGTCAGTTCTAAAGATCCAAGTTCTTCAAATTCAGGATCGCTTGGCTTGTATGCCAGATCCATCAATAGAACTTTTGAACCGTTGACAAATTGAATGAAGTTGTCTTGAAGGTTCAAACGATAGTGCGCGCCCTGTTTGATCCCTTGCTCCTTGCACACTTCAAGGAACGTCACAAGGGTTGTTTCTTTCAACCGCTTCAGTTCATGCCGCCCTATCAGCAAACGCGCGCCGGGATACTGAAGCGCAAGTTTCAAGATCCAAAAACAAAGGATCCTTGACTTGCCGCCGTACGCACCGCCGCCCGCAAGTATTTCAGTGATGCCATCACGTTCAAGGAGTTCAAGAACATATGATTGCTTTTTTGAAAGCTTCAATTGTTGTCACCTTCCAATTGCGGCGGTTCAGGCGGCGGCAATGCTTTAATTGATTTGCGTTCAGCCGCGGTCAGTTCTTGCCGAAATTCATTCCAAATGATTTTCAGTTCATGGTCAGATTTTATTTCTTGCTTGTCTTTCCATTTGTCAGGCGCAATGTTTTTCAAAATGAAAATTTGTGCGTTGACACTTGGCTTGACCCGCTTGGTTTTCGTCACCGTTTCACTGAAATGATTGCCCTTGCCGTCAGTCCCTTCAACTTCAGTTGTTTCAGTCCATTCATGTAAACCAAGCGCACATTCATAAAGCTTGTTTTCGATCACCGCTTGCGCCGCCAACCAACCTTGCGTGATTGCTTCATCAACCGCCGGGAACCGTTGCCGCCAAATTGACAAATGCTTCACGGTGATCCCGCATTGTGCGGCTATGTCAACCGCTGACGTGCCTTCCCTTGCCAGTTTAGTTATCAAGGGTATGTGAAACGCCGCTTTGAAAAAGACGGGCACCGCGGCGGGTATGGCGCCGGTGACGGGATCCGGTAACACGTCACCGTTTTCATTGATGACAACGGTTTCAGGGTTTTTTTTGTTGGTCATGGTCTTACCTCTAACACGGCATTTTAACACCAA